AAGCAAATGTAGGACTTTACCACGCCAAAATAAATTTACCCAATGCTGCAAAACTTTGTGGTATGACTGAAAGGGAAATGAAAATGACTTTTAGGGAATTTCTAAAGTATCAACCAACAAATTGGGAATGGAATAAATAAAATGTAACGAGTAAAGAACATGGGAAAATCTACAGTAGATCAATCTTCCGAATTTCAAGACTCGGGAATGACGCTCATAACTGATGTTAAGAGTGATAAATATCTGAAACAAGCTAAACCGCTTGCAAAGAAAACAACTAAAAAGTCTTAAATGGCATCTTACAGATTTAGATCTGAAAAATACGTCAGTAGAGGGTTTAAAGATTTAGCAGTATCATTTATTGCTAATCCCTCTACTGGCGATTTTGGTGTCGTAAAAAATGAAAACGCCATAAAACAGTCTGTTAGAAATTTACTTCTAACAATCACTGGGGAAAGGTTCTTTCAACCCACTATTGGGTCTCAAGTGAAAGGACTTTTATTTGAAAATTGGGATGTATTCAGTGCAGATGCAATTAAAAATGAAATTACGAATTGTTTGTCGCGATTAGAGCCACGAATTGTAGTTTCAAAAGTGGATGTGCGCGATGATGCTGATGGAGATTTAAATTCATTGGCAGTTTCTATTGATTATACGATTATAGGCGAGCAAATTACCCAAACTATCGATTTTCTCTTAGAGAAGGCATAAAATGTCAGCAATTCCCTCCCAACTTACGTCTCTGGACTTCTTTGAGATTAAAGAATCCATTAAATCTTATCTTAGAACTCGCTCTGAGTTTACAGATTACGATTTTGAGGGAAGTAGCGCATCATATTTGATCGATGTCCTTGCATATAACACATATTATACAGCATTTAACGCAAATATGGCTCTCAATGAGTCATTTTTAGAAACTGCAACTGTCCGAGACAATATTGTCCGCATTGCAAAGCAATTAAATTACACTCCTAGGTCGATTAAAGCACCTAAAGCGTGTTTATTGCTGATGGTGCAGACTTCTTTAGGTTTGAATGGCATTACATATCCAGAATTTGCGACTTTATCCAAAGGAGATGTATTTGTCGCACAGAATGCGCTAGATTCATATACATTTACACTCACTTCAGACATTACAGTGCCTGTAGATAAATCTAGCGGGATGGCAATGTTTGATAATGTGCAAGTATATCAAGGAAACCTACTAACATTTAATTACACTGTTGACTACACCAAAAAATCAGATTATGTTATTCCTGCAGAAAACGTAGATACTGATCTTCTTACGGTTGATATCTCACCAAATGCACAATCCTCCGAAACTGATACTTATAATTTAGTAGAAAATGTTACTGCCATAACATCAACTTCCCGTATTTACTATTTGGAAGAAACTGATGATCTCAGATACCGCATTATCTTTGGTGATGGTGTATTGGGGCGTAAATTAATTGATGGAGAGTACATCACACTGTCATATGTCCAAACTGATGGTGAGGATGCCAACGGAGCTAAGGAATTTTCATTCATTGGTAACATTGTTGACAGTGATGGGCGCAGTGTTGCAAGTAATAGTATTGCATTGACAGTTAAAGAAGCTGCACAGCAAGGTGAAAATCGGGAAAGTGGTCTTTCTGTTAAGTTTAGAGCCCCAAGAGCATATGCTACACAGAATCGTGCAGTAACTGTTAATGATTATGAGAATATTGTCTCAGAAATCTATCCACAAGCAGCATCTGTGACTGCATATGGTGGAGAAAGTCTTTCCCCACCAGTTTACGGAAAAGTCTATATTGCAATTCGACCCAAAACGGGAAATAAACTAAATGCAAGCACAAAAGCTCGTATTAAAAATAATTTAAAGCGATATTCTGTAGCATCTATTGATCCAATCATTGTTGATCCAACTTCCTTCTACATTATTCCAAAATCATATGTTTACTATGATGGAAATTCTACAAATAAAACTGGATCGGCTCTAGCCACGACAGTTTTGCAATCTATGGACCAATACAACAAGTCTGGTCAAACAAATAGATTCAATAATCGTATTGATGGATCTAAATTTGGATCTATGATTGATAATAGTGATAGTTCTATCTCTGGTAGTGTTACTCAACTTACTTTAGGTCAAAATTTAGATCAATTTACATTTGGCAGTGTATTTACTCAATGTCTTGATTTTGGTAACCCAATTTACGATCCAAACGACTTTGCAGGGACAGCACCTGACGGTGATGGTGGCGATGGCGATGACGATGGAGGAGGAGGCAAATGCTCTCCATCATTCTCAGTAGTAAAATCAGGTACTTTCTATGCAACTGGATACTCTGAAGATCTAGTAAATCTTGCATTAGATGAGTCTACAGGGGCACAAATTATTACTCCAGCCCTTAATTCAAATGTATCCACTGAAGTCTTAGTTCCTGTGAATATTAGAGATGATGGAAAAGGCAACCTTATGTTGATTACTAAGAGAGATGAAACTGAACTTATATTGAATCCTACTGTGGGTACTGTAGATTATGGCACAGGTAAGGTTTGTGTTGGACCTTTATCAATTTCGGATACTCCAGATAATAGCACAAGACTGCCTATTCAAGTTGTGCCATTTGGTGGATCTGTTGTAATTCCACCTGGAGTCGATCCCGCAATTTTCAATCCCACAGTCAATCCAATTGATTTTACAACACAAAGTATTCCCATTCCAAACTTCGATCCTAATAACTTTAGTGGTTATAATTTCGGTGCTGTGGGAGGTATAAATATCATTGATTACCCAGTGGATTCGTTCACGTATCCAGTGCCAGACGGTTGTTTCTAGATAGATGCTAAACAAAAATATCAACGTATCTGATCGCGTCGAAGGTCAACTCCCAGAATTTATTAGGGAGGAAGATAAGCAGTTTGTAAATTTCTTATTTGAGTATTACAAATCTCAAGAGAAAAGTGGAAGACCTTACGATATTTTAAATAATCTTCTCACTTATTTTGATCTAGACTCTTACGACACGAATATGTTGTCGAGTCAAACAAATTTGTTGCAAGATGTTGGATTAGACGATAATAAACTAGAAGTAGAATCTATTGATGGATTCTTAGATACAAATGGATCAGTCCTGATCAATAGTGAAGTCATGTACTATGAGTCTACGACTCGTGGACCTGATGCCATTTTAACGCCAGGGGTATCTCTCGAACAGTTTGATAAGAAAAAGCAACAACTTGAAAATCCATTTCTACTGTTTGATGGTGTGCAAACGGTCTTCCCGTTAAAATTTCTGGGGGATCCTGTAGCACCAACTAGTGCAGATCATCTTATTGTAATTACTTACAATTATTTTAACCGTCCTGGTATTGATTATGTTATTGAAGGCAATACCATTCGATTTACTTCTCCACCTAGAGCAAGATTGGGTGTCGATAACTCCGAATTTACTCAACTCGTATATCTGGTTGGATATGCAAACCAAACTATTGAGACTCTAGATGCCATTCCTTTCATCGAATGGCAGAATACCTATAAGTATCCATTAAGACTCGATACAGCGCCATATATCCCCACCTCAGACATCGGTTTAATCATTAATCGTAATGGGACTAAACTTACCCCATATGAAGATTATTCTGTATTTGAAGATAGTGTCATCTTTGATACTTTAATTGGTGCTGCTGATACTATTGAAATTCGCTCTGTAGAATATATTGCCCCTGCTTATGGATCGGGTGCTACTACAGTCTGTCAAGTTAGATCCGATGGAAGCATTAATCGGATTATCTCCAAAAGTGGTGGCAGTGGTTATCGTCTAAATTTCAATCCAAGAGTCACCATCAATGCAAGTAATGGTCAAGAAGCCACAGCAAGGTCTCTAATTGGTGGTATTAAGGATATTCGTCTTATTGACGGCGGTCAAGGATATTCTTCATATAATCCACCAATCCCCGTTATCGCTCCCCCTACAAATACTGGTGGCACTCAAGCAAAATTGTCACTTACAGTTGATGATACTACAGGTCAAGTATCTTCTATCATTATTGAAAATTCTGGTAGTGGTTATGATTTTATTCCTGCAATCACTTTTAACAACCCAACAGGTGCTACGATTGGGAGTCCAACTATTGACTCTGAGGGTAGATTAAATCTCAGTAGCATTCCCGTCACAAATATGGGATCTGGATATTCAAATCCACCCATAGTCTATATTGACAATGCACCAGATGGTGGAATTAACGCTGCAGCAACTGCAAGAATTAACCAAGATGGTCAGGTATATGAGATCCTGATCATTAATAGGGGTTGAGGGTATACTACACCCCCAAGAGTGCGTATCATTCATCCTGTGGGCGCACAGGTGCTTGACG